CCGCCACCTTCTGGATCACCACGGAGCGGCTGACCGCCCTGGGGCGGCTGGTGGGCTACAGCTACCGGCCCATCTACTGGCATTGCCCCGTCGCCTACTGGCAGCGGGCCGCGGGCGCCGACCGCTCCAAGTTCACCGAGGAGGTCCTGCGGCTGGAATGGGAGACGCCAGCGTTGAGCCCGGAGCCCCGGGCCCAGCAGCTGGCCTTGTCGCTGTAGGGAAAGGAGGGAGAAGCGCATGGGTTGATGATGGCAGGTTGGGTTGGAGAAAGGACAGGCGGCTGGCGCTCGTAACGCCAACCGCCCACACGGAAAGGAGGAATCGACACCTATGGATCCCACCGACACCTATTATACCATGGCCAGGCCGACCCGTCAAGGGTTTCGCGAGCTTTTCGGGCTGTTCCGCCGCCAGGGCTACGACGAGGAGGAGGCCTCGCTGCAAGCGGACCTCCGGATGATGGAGACGCCCTTCTGCGACGGCTGCGGCGCCGAGATGGTCTTCGACGGCCCGGCGGTGGCCTGGGAGTGCCAACAGTGCGGCTGGAGGAGGCGGCTATGAAGATCCTGCACTTCGCGGATGCTCACGTGGGGATCACCGCTCACGGCAAAACCAACACGGCCACCGGGCTCAATACCCGGATAGAAGCGGTGCTGCACAGCCTGGACAAGGTCGCCCAATGCGCCGAGCGGCGCGACGTGGACGCCATCCTGTTCGCTGGCGACGCCTATCGCAACGCCTCGCCGGATATGACCAGCCAACGGGAGTTCGCCAAACGGGTGCGCCGGATGGCTGGTCTTGCCCCGGTGGTGTTGCTGGTGGGCAATCATGATCGCGCCGCCAACATGGTCAAGGCCCACGCCATGAGCGTCTTCGACGCCCTGGCGGTCGACAATGTCCATGTGATCAGCGAGCCGCAGGTGTTGCGGATCGAGACCAAAAGCGGCCCGCTGCAAGTCGCGGGGGCGCCGTACCAACGCGCGGGGATGGCCGAGGTAGTGACCAACTTGGCGGCGCAGGTGCGCCACGACGCCCCCGCAGTCCTGTTGGCTCATTGTTCGGTCGGCGGCGCGATCATGGGCGCTGGGCAGACGGTCACGCTGGAGCAAGATGCGGCACTGCCCCCGGAGGCGCTGGATCATCCGGCCTTCCACTACGTGGCGCTGGGCCACATCCACAAGCACCAAGTGATCGCGGGGAGCCGCCCCATCGTCTACGCGGGAAGCGTGGAACGAATGGATTTCGGCGAGGAGGGCGAGCCAAAGTGCTGCATCGTGGTGGAGATCGGGGAGGGCGGGGCGGGTTGGCAAGCTTGCTCCCTCCCCGCCACGGATTTCCGCACCATCCGGATCGACGTGCGCCCAGTCGTTGACCCGCAAGGCGTGATAAAGCAAGCCTTGCGCGGGGGGGCCTTCCCCGGCGAGATCGTGCGGGTGATCATCTCGTGCTACGAATCGCAGAAGGGCGCGATCCGGCAGCAGGAGATCCTGAAGCGCCTGGACGGCGCGACAGCCGCTTACCTCCACTTCGACCTAGAACGGGTTGCCCGCCCGCTCCGGGTGGATGCCCCGTTGCACAGCATGACGCCCCTGGAACTGTTGGCGCTCTGGTTTGCCCAACGCGGCGAATCGGTGGAACGGACCGAACGCCTGCTTCAACGAGCGGCGGGGATCATGGAAATCGATCCCGCGGAGGTCGCCCCCGCCCTCGCCGCTTACGGGCGCAACGAGACGAACGACGGAATAGAGGCGGCCCTGGTTGCCCTGGCCGCTTTGCAGACACAGGAGGCTTGAGATGCCCATCAAGAACTTGACCACCAACGTGCGGCCGCAGTTCCCCAGCCTGGGGACGTTGCGCAAGGGAGAAGCCCGGACGGAGGAGGACATCAAACGCAACCGCCCTGGCGCGGACCTCCCCGGCACGTTCCGTTTCACCTCGGACGACCCCAAGATCGCCGAGGCCTTCGCCGCCGCCTACGGGACGCGCCCCGCTTCCCTGGCAGTCTTCTTGCCCAACAAGCGGGTGGCCGACAACTGGGAGGCCTGGCAGGAGGAATGGGTCGCCGGCTCCCTGAAGCACCGCTGCGACGGCGAGACCTGCGTCCTCTGGCAGAAGCCAGACGGCGGCTACAGCACCGACCCCGCGCCGTGCCCGGGCAAGTGCAAGCCCGTCGGCCGCCTGCAAGCGCTGATCCCCGAGCTGCTGCAAGCCGGCTACGTGGGGTACGTCACCTTCGTGACCACCAGCAAGCACGACATCCGCGCCTTGCAGGCCTGCCTGGAGGACGCCGAGGCCAAGGGCAACGGCCACGGCTTGCAGGGGATCGAGTTCCGGCTGTACCGCGTCCAGCAGGCCATCAGCATGTGGGACGACAACCTGAAGAAGCGAGTCCGCCGGAAGAAGTGGCTGGTGAAGTTGACCCCCTCGGTGCGCTGGGTGCAGGCGCAGATCGCCTCCGCCGAGCGGCAGGCCCTGGGCGAGCCGCCGGAGCCCCCGGCGCTCCCCGAGCCCGACGCGGAGGAGGGGATCGCCGACGGCGACGACATGGAGATGGAGGAGTACGACGAGGAGGAAGGGCGCGCCGAGCAAACGGCGGAGGAGACGACCGAGGCCGAGGCGGAAGTCGCCGCTGCGGCAGCGGAGACCCCCGCCGATCCCGCGCCGAGCCGGGCGGACCCTTACGCCCATCGGGAGCTGCTGCGGGAAGCGGCGAAAGACCTGGCCCGTCGCTACCCCACCTACAAGCCCAGCGCGGCCCAGCAGGCCCTGGTGCGCCTGCTGATCGCCAAGGCCGCGGGGACCGAGGGCAAGGAGGCCGACGAGGACCGCCACGCCTTCCTGCGGTTCGTCTGGGGCAAGGGGTCCAGCGCGGAGCTGGACTACGGCGAGACCAAGGCCACCATCAACGCCCTGATCGACCGGGAGCGGAGCGACGCCGAGGCCAAGGTCTACGACGTCAACGCCGACGCCCCCGACCTGGTGATCGCCGTCCTGAACGAGTGCGCCCGGCTGGCGGCGCGCGGGGAGGCGGCGAGATGAGCGCATCTCGTCCGATGATGGAGACGTCGGGGCAGTTGCGGGAGGAGGCGTTCCGCCTGTTGGTGGCGGAGCCCGACGACGAGGTGAGCACGGCGGACCGCGACGACCAGCTGATGGCCCTGACGGCGGGGATCATGATCAGCCTCCAGGAGTTCCTGCTCCGGCCGGAGGCGCTGGTCCCCTGCCTGCGGGCGGTGGTGGAGCGGATCTACCGCCTGGGCTACCGCGACGGGGAGGCCAGCGAGCGGGCCAGGGGGATGGTGCCATGAGCGGCATCGACCCCGAGTTGCACCAGGCGGTGCGAGCCCTGGCCGCGGCGAGACGGGCGGTCAGCGAGGCGGCGGTTGCGCGGGAAACGCTCCGGCAAGAGATCGCCGCGAGCGCCCTGGGCCAGCAATTGACCGAGGCCGAATCGCGACTGCTTTTGGCCCGCGACGCCGAGGCCGACGCCCGCGCCCTGCTGGACGAGCTGGCCCAGATGGCCTACGCCGCCCATGGGGACAAGCACCCCCATCCGGCGGTCGCCATCCGGGAGCTGACCGTGCTGGACTACGACCAGAAGCTGGCGCGCCAGTGGGCGGAGACGAACCTGCGGGCCGCGCTGGTGCTGGACTACAAAAAGTTCGAGAAGGCGGTCAAGGACCTGGGCGCGCCCGACTTCGTGCGGATCCACACCACGCCGCAGGTGACCGTCTCCGCCGACCTGTCGGCCTACACGCCGTGACGATGGCCCTGGCTCCGGCCCGATCTGTGGCAACTGGGGGCAGTTGTTTCGGACAAGAAGGGCTGGGCCGGAGCCAGGGCATCCTTGGGAGCGACCCGGCCCACTGCCCCGCGCGCGACGAACGGCCTGGGGCGCGTTCCCCGGCTAGACGCCGGGGCGGTGGGCTGAGGAAGGTGAACGCGCCGGTGCTGGCGCATGAGGGTGCAACTGCCCAGGGGCAGGCCAGCGCCGGCGTCCATCCCGCCGCATGGCGGGCGGAGAGGAGGAAATAGCAAATGAAACCGCGCACGATCGCCCCGTCGTTTTGGGAGGACCTGGACGTGATCCAGTTGTCGCGGGACGAGCGGCTGCTGATGGTGGCGATGATCACCGCCGGGGCCGATGACCACGGCAGGCTCAAGGCCAACCCCGCCTACCTCAAGAGGCTGGCCTTCGCCTTCGACGCCGACATCGGGATCGCCGAGGTGGAGGCGATGATCCGCCACCTCGGGTCGAGCTGCAAGAACGTGCAGCTCTACGAGGCAGGCGGGGAGTTGTATGCTTGCTTCGCGAACTGGGAAAAGTATCAGGCGATCAAGTACAAGGCCAAGAGCCTGTTGCCCGCGCCGGAGGACGGCCGTCTTTGGCGCGGCTCGGCCGATTCTTCCAAAACCGCGCCGATTTCTCCAAAACCCGCCGGGATTTCGGAAACCGTGGCGACATTTCCGTTTTCGCCTTTAGGTAGTGTAGGGTTGGGTAGTGTTGTGAAGGGTAGTGTAGGGTTGGGTGGGGATGTTCCCGGCGCTAGCGCGCCGGGCGCTGACGCGCCCGACCCCGTGGAACCCGCTGACCTGGACGACACGCCGGACCCGGAGCCGGAACCGCCCCCAGCGCCCCCCATTGCGGACGATCCGCCGAGCGAAAACCGCCCGCGACCCCGCGCCAACAGCGACCCGCGCCACAAGCGGCCGGCCATCTGCGCCGTGCGTGCGGCCCTGGGCGGCAAGTACCCGCCGCGGGAGCTCTGGGACGAGATCATCGCGGCGGTGGGGGAGACGCCCGACGACGGGCGGCTGGCCGGTTGCCGCCGAGAGTGGGTGGCGCGGGGCTACAACCCGCAGGGGTGGGGCTGGCTGCTGGAGTGGTACCGGGAGGGCATCCCCAAGAGGCCGGGGGGAAACGGGCACAGGCAACGATTGCCCCGCGCCTTTGCCAGCCTGAAAGAGTGGTCCGAGCGGGGGGAGGAGGAGGACGACCATGCTTTCGCGTGATCAGATCAGCAGCCTGGTGGCGCTGGCCTTGGCCGCGTACCCGCAGATGCAGGAGCGGGAGGCGGGGCCCATCGCGGCGATCTGGCGGCAGACGCTGGCGGACCTGAGCTACGAGCAGCTGGAGGCGGCGCTGAGCCTGCACCTCGCCACCAGCCGCTTCTTCCCCACGGTGGCCGAGCTGCGGGAGGCGGCGGCGCGGCTGTCCGGCGCGGCCCCCGCCCTGACCCATGACGAGGCCTGGCAGTTGGTCCGCCGGGCGGCGGGCAACAGCGCCTACGGGGCGGCGGCGGAGTTCGCCGCCCTGCCCCCCCAGGTGCAGCGGGCGGTGGGCTCGCCCGTGGCGCTGCGCGAGCTGGGGCTGCTGGACGCGGGGGAGCTCGGCAACGAGCGCGCCCGGTTTCGGCTGGCCTGGGAGGCCCGCGCGGCGCGGGAACGGGAGCTGGCCCTGTTGCCACCGTCCCTGCGGCAACGGCTGGAGGCGGCGGCGGATCGGCGGCGGCTCGACGCGCCGCGCCGGGAGGCGAGACGTGGCTAATCGGGTCATCGCGTGGCAGGAGGCGCAGGAGTACATCCGCAACGCCCGGCTGAGCGAGGAGGAGCTGCGCTACCTGATGGCCGGGGAGCAACACCGTTACGAGCATTTCGGCGGCAGGGGCTGCTGCGCGACCTGCGGCTTCCCCCTGTCGGCGCGGGGCGGCTGGCTGACCGTGCGGGCGATGCCGGGACACCCGCTGTTTGGGGCCCTGGTGCGCTGCCCCACCTGCTGGGCGAAGTGGGGAGCCACGCCATGAGCCGGGCGAGGCGGATCGACGCCAACCAGCACGCCATCGTCAAGGGGCTGCGCCGCGCCGGGGTCTGGGTCTGCATCACCTCCGGCGTGGGCGACGGCTTCCCCGACGCGGTGACCTGGCACGGCGGCCGGTTTCGCCTCCTGGAGATCAAGCGGCCTGGCGGATCGTTCACCGACAAACAGCTGCGGTTCATGCGGAGCTGCCCCGGCGAGATCGTCCGGGTGGACAGCCTGGAGGAGGCGCTGCGGGCGCACGGGATCCAGACGGCGCGAAAGGAGGCATGATGCGCGAAGGGAAAGAGCGATGGGCTGCCATGGTCAAGGCCAGCGCGGAGGAGGCGAAGGCGGCGGTGCGGGCGGCGGAGGCCAAGGTCGGCGCGCTGCGGTCGCTGGTGCAACTGGGCGCGGGGCCCGAAGGCGACGACTTTGCCCGGCTGCTGGAAGAGCTGGAGGCGGAGGAGGAGGCCGATGCGGATCGACCAGCGTAGGATCCCCGCCGCCGTCGCCGTGGTGGCCCTGGCCGCGGCGAGCGCCTGGGCGATCCGGGGCGCCCCCGGCGTCAGCGACCCGGAGGCGTTCGCCTGCGGCCTGCTCTACATGGCCATGGCGGGGTGGGGGTTCGTGTGGATCGCGAAAGGAGGCAACGAGCGATGGGGGCCATGAGGCCGAAACTGGTGGGGTTGCGGATCATCGCGCAGGTGGCGCGGGGCGAGTACGTGGCGGTGGACGACGCCAACCACGGCTACGCCGTCACCGTGCGGGTCGGGCAGCCGGTGGGGATCGACGAGCTGAGCTCGGAGGAGATGTGCGGCCTGCTCTCCGGCGCCGGGGTGAGGGACCTCACCCAACCGGCCAGGCGAGCCGCGTGAGAGGGCGCCCCGCCGTCGGGATCGCCCCCGGCGGCGGGGCCGGACCCGTGAGGAGGCGACCATGAATCAACGGGGGCTGCTGGAGCTGCCCGCGCCACGGCCGGTCTACCCGGCGCGGCTCAAGGCGATGTGGGCGCTGCACGGACGGCGCGACGACTGCCATTGCGCCACCTGCGCCCACCTGTTCCGGCTGGCCTACAGCCGCAACTACTACAAGTGCAGGAAAAGCGCCATGTCCCACGGCGCGGCGACGGACTGGCGCGTCGGCTGGCCCGCTTGCGGGGCCTGGGAGCCCAAGGCGGGCGGGCCGGCGATGGAAACGAAGGGAGGTTGACCGTGATCATCAAGCTCTATGCGGGCGAGGGCAAGCCGGGCGGGAGGGCCGTCTCGGTGGCCAACCTGGGCTGCTCCGCCGCGTACAATTGGGATTATCCCGCGGCCTTGTCCGGCGCCCCCGCCGCGGGGATCGACGTGTGGCCGCTGGTGCAGTTGACCGACGGCTCGCGGGACCGCTTCCTGGCCTGGGCGCGGGAACACCCCATCTCGCATGTGATGATCGAGAACGAGCCGTTCGCGCAAAAGAACCTGACCCCCGCGCAGGCGGCGCGGCGGGTGAACGAGGAGATCCTCCCGGCGGTGAATCAGTGCTGCCCCCAGGCGCGGCGGGTGGTCGGCGGCTTCCTGGTGCAGTATCCGGTGCTGTACCCGGCGATCCGGGGCCGGGCGCGCGAGCTCGTGCAGGGGATCGGCGCGGGGGGCGACGTGATCGCCTTCCACCTGTACCTGAACGAGAGCCCGCGGATGGACGAGGTGGCGCCGCTGGCGGAGTGGTTTCGTCGGCAGGTGGAGGGCATCGCGAAGGACTGGCCGCTCTTCGCCGTCACCGAATGGGGCGTCCTCCACTGCGGCTACAGCGGCCGGGACGTCCCCGCGCTGGAGGAGTACATGCGGCGCACCTGGGACGCGCTCCTCTCCCGCGACTGCTACGCCGCGGCGTGGTACATCGCCGCGCCCAACCGCTTCGTCTCCGCCTTCGCCGACATGGCGCTCTGCCACGACAACGGGGCGCCGAAGCCCCTGGGCCTGACCTACCGGGAGCTCCCCCTGGCCAAGCCGGTGATCGAGCCGGAGCCCGCGCAGCCGCCGCCGGAGGGAGAGGAGTGGACGGTGTTCGTCGACCACTCCTGGCAGACCGCTGGGCGCACCTGGCACGCGCTGGTCAGGAGCAAGGGCGTCATGGAATGACGGGCGTCATGGAATGACGGGCGTCATGGAATGACGAGGAGGGCTAGATGCCGCGACACTGGACGCAAGGGCGCGACGAGAACGGGATCAACTGGATCGCCTGCACCGAGGCCGACACCGGCATCGCCCTGCCGCCGATCCGCTGGGCCGACCACGACCGCCCGGAGACGTTCAGGGGCCTGGCGGCGAAGCAGGAGGGCTTGGCCGCGCGGGAGCAGGAGCGCCTGCTGCGCGCGCTCCTCCGCCTGTGCGTGCTGCGCTACCAGGCCGAGGCGTACCGAGCCATCGCCGAGGCGCTGGCGGCCGGCCAGACGGCTGACGTGCAGGCGATCGTCGAGCTGTCGAGCCGGGAGGCGGAGCCATGACCCGTTTCGAGGTGGTCTTGAAGGACGGCAAGGGGAGCGCGTTCGCCATGGACGCCCCGCCGACGATGGCGGCGGAGTACACCCTGGAGGCCCTGAACGACGGCAAGCCTTTCGTCGCCTGGGCCACCACGCTGGGGACGATGCTCGTCGTCGCCAAGGACCAGATCGCCGTGATCGTGGTGAACGCGCCTGACAGACAGGCGGCGCCTGACAGACAGGCGGCGCCGGAGAGGCCGGAAAGGTAAGGGGATGGCCGTGACGCGACGACGCCGCAAGATCGCCTGGACGAAGCAGCACCCCGCCTTGGCGGGGAGGGTCCGCGAGGCCTACGCGCAGGGCGGCCTGACCCTGCGGGCCGCGGCCCGGCGCTTCGGCCTGCCGACCCAGTTGGTGCGCGACCTGCTGCACGAGTACCATCTGCTGCGGCACACCCGCAGCAAGGGGGGCTTCTACCCGGAGGACCCGCCCCGCTTCCTGGCCCTGGCCGTGGTCTGCGAGGCGGTGGTCCGCTGGCGCGCGCTCCGCCACCGGCCGGGCTCCCCCGAGCGGCAGGCGCTGCTGGCCTTCTTCGCCGACCCGCTCTTCCAGTTCTGGTGCGACCTGGGCGACCTGGACGCCGACGCGGTGGTGGAGTACAACGGCATCCCGGTGGAGACGTGGGCGCGAACGGTGCAAAAGCGTTCCCTTGACAATACACGCACGGTGGGGTATAATGGAATCGCGCAACGGCCTTGCTCGGTCGGCGCTCCCCTTTCCTGACTGGCTGGTGCGGTTCGGGCGGCGGCTCCTGCAGCTGCCGGACGGCCGCTACGAGATCACCTTCACCGTGGACGGGGAGCGGCGCGACTGGACCATCACCTACAAGGGCAAGATCGAGCGAGGCCAGCGATAAGGGGCGGCGGAGGCCGTCCCACATAGTCAAACCGCCCGGCCCACCATAGCCGGGGACAGCACCAGGACCGCCAGCCTCGTCGGTGGACGAGGCCAGAGACACGGCGCTAGGGAAGACGGCATCATGCCGCCGATCCCTCGCGCCGTTTTTTGTTGCACGCAGCAGGAGGGGCCATGTCGGAAGCGACCTTTGCGGTGGAGCTCGCGCCGGTGGAGGCGCTGAAGCCCCACCCGCGCAACTATCGCGGCCACCCCGACGACCAGATCGCCCACATCGTGGCGAGCATCCAGGCCCACGGGGTCTACCGCAACGTGGTGACCGCCCAGGACGGGACGATCCTGGCGGGGCACGGCGTGGTGGAGGCCTGCCGCCGCCTGGGGCTGCCGCGGGTCCCCGTCCACCGGCTTCCCCTGGCCCCGGACGACCCGCGGGCGCTGAAGGTGCTGGCCGGCGACAACGAGATCGAGCACCTGGCCGAGCAGGACGACCGGCTGCTCACCGAGCTCCTGCGGGAGATCAAGGACCAGGACGCCGCGGGGCTGCTGGGCACCGGCTACGACGAGATGATGCTAGCGAACCTGGTCTTCGTCACCCGCCCGGAGAGCGAGATCCAGGACTTCGACGAGGCCGCCCAGTGGGTGGGGCTGCCGGGGTACGAGGCCGCCCCCGACCCGCTCAAGGTGACGGTCAACTTTGCCAACGGGGAGGACCGCGCCGACTTTTTCCGGCGGCTGGGGGTCGCCTTCACCGACAAGACCGACTCCATCTGGTGGCCGCCGCGGGAGCGGGAGGACAAGCTCTCGCTCAAGTTCGTGGAGGGCGACGATGCCTGAGCGCCTGCTCCCGCGCTACCCGATCTACGTCCCCTCCAAGGGGCGCCACGACGCCTGCTACACCGCGCGGTTCCTGATCCAGGACGGGGTGCCCTTCCGCCTGGTGGTGGAGCCGGGGGAGCGGGACCGCTACGCCGCGGCCTTCGGCCCGGAGCGGGTGCTGACGCTGCCGTGGGACAACCCCGGCTCGGTGATCCCGGCGCGCAACTGGATCAAGGAGCACGCCACGGCGGCGGGATACGAACGGCACTGGCAGCTGGACGACAACATCCGGCGCATCCGGCGGCTGTACCGGGGCAAAAGGATCCCCTGCGCCGCCGGGGTCGCCCTGCGGGTGGTGGAGGATTTCGCCGACCGCTACGAGAACGTGGCCCTGGCCGGGCTGAACTACGAGTTCTTCGCCATCGGGGAGGAATTGCCGCCCTTCTACCTGAACAGCCGGGTCTACTCCTGCACCCTGGTGCTGAACCGCCTCCCCCACCGCTGGCGGGGGCGCTACAACGAGGACACCGACCTCTGCCTGCAGGTCCTGGCCGACGGCTGGTGCACCGTGCTGGTCAACGCCTTCCTGACCCAAAAGGCGCGGACCATGACCATCAAGGGGGGCAACACGGCGGCGCTCTACCAGGGCGACGGGCGGCTCAAGATGGCCCGCTCCCTGGAGCGGCTCTGGCCGGGGGTGGTCAAGACGTCGCGGCGGTTCCAGCGGCCGCAGCACGTGGTCTACGACGCCTGGCGGCGCTTCGACACGCCGCTGCGGCTCAAGCCGGGGGTGGACCTGGCCCAATTGCCGCCGGTGGACGACTACGGGCTGCGGCTGGCTCAGGTGGCGGAGATCAAGAGCGAGAGCCTGCGCCGGTGGTACGCGGCGCAGGTTGACCAGGCGGGTTGACGCCGTGGCGCAGCGAGACGCCCTCCGGGCGTTCGAGAAGCAGAAGCAGGCGCTGAGCCTGGCGCTGGCGGGCGTCAGCTACCAGACCATCGCGGAGCGGGTGGGCTACCGCTCCAAGCAAGCGGCCTGGAAGGCGGTCAAGAGCGCCCTGCACAAGTCCATCGCCAAGACCGCGGAGGAGGAGCGGCTGGTGCAGTCCGAGCGGCTGAACGTCATGCTCAAGGCCGTCTGGCCGGGGGTGATGGACGGCCAGCTGAAGGCCATCGAGACGGCGCTGCGGATCGAGGAGCGCCGCGCCCGCCTGTGGGGGCTGGACGCGCCGCTCAAGACCAGCGCGCGGGAGCGGGTGACGGTCAGGTTCGTGCCCGAATGGGATGACGATGGAGACGACGGTGGAGTTCCGCTATCGCCGCCGGAGGCTGCATGAGCGCCAGCAGGAGTTCGTGGCGCATCCGGCGAAACGAAAGGTGGTCCGCGCCGGGCGCCGTTCGGGCAAGACCGTGGGCGTGGCTGATCTGGCGGCATCTGCGTTCGCGGAGCGCGGCCGCCGCGTCCTGTACGCCACCCCCACGCAGGACCAGGTGGGGCGCTTCTGGTACGAGGTCAAGCGGGCCTTTCGCCAGGCGGTGGCCCGGGGGATCCTGCGCAAGGACGAGACCGAGCACGTCATCGAATGGCCGGACACCAACGCGCGCATCCGGGCCAAGACCGCCTGGAACGCGGACACCTTGCGGGGCGACTATGCGGACCTGCTGATCCTGGACGAGTTCCAGCTGATGAACGAGGACGCCTGGGAGCTGGTGGGGGCGCCGATGCTGCTGGACAACAACGGCGACGCGGTCTTCATCTACACCCCGCCCAGCCTCCGCTCGGCGGGGGGGAGCAAGGCCAGGGACCCCCGCCACGCGGCCAAGCTGTTCCAGCGGGCCCAGGCGGACGCGACGGGGCGGTGGGCGGCGTTCCATTTCACCAGCCACGACAACCCGTTCATCAGCCGGGAGGCGCTGGACGAGATCAGCCGGGACATGACCCGCCTGGCCTACCTGCAAGAGATCATGGCGGAGGACATCGAGGACGCGCCGGGGGCGCTGTGGAAGCGGGACCTGCTGGAGCAGTTCCGGGTCCTCCAGGCGCCGCCGTTGCTGCGGGTCGTGGTGGCGGTGGACCCGGAGGCGACCAGCGGGCCCGGCAGTGCCGAGACCGGGATCGTCGCGGCGGGGCTGGGGGCGGACCGGCACTATTACGTCCTGGCCGACGACTCGCTGCGGGCCAGCCCCCACGGCTGGGCGACCCAGGCCATCGCGGCGTGCCGCCGCCTCCAGGCGGACCGGCTGGTGGCGGAGGCCAACAACGGCGGCGAGATGGTGGAGCACACGCTGCGGACGGTGGACCCGGCCGTCCCGTACAGGGCGGTCCACGCCAGCCGCGGCAAGCAGGTCCGGGCGGAGCCCATCGTGGCGCTGTACGAGCAGGGCAAGGTCCACCACGTGGGGAGCTTCCCCGCGCTGGAGGACCAGTTGTGCCAGTGGGTGCCCGGCGATCCCAGCCCCGACCGGCTGGACGCGTTGGTGTGGGCGATGACCGAGCTGGCGGGGGGCGCCAGCCCGGCGGTGATCCCGATACGAGGCGGAGATGGCTAGGCGACAGGTGGCGTGGGTGCTGGGCGGCGGCCTGGAACGGGCCGCGCGCATGGTCACGGAGGCGCAGTTCATCAGCGCCGAGGAGCTGTTCGCGCAGCTCAAGTCGGGGGGCGACGCCACCACCCCCGCGGGCGCCTACGCCTCGGTGGTCTGGGCCTACCGCTGCGTCAACCTGCGGGCGTTGACCATCGGGGCCCTGCCCTGGCGGGTGGTGGACCGGGCGGGGAACGAGGTGGCGTGGCCGCTGGCGGAGGCGCTGGACGACCACCTGGCGCGGATCGAGTTCGCCCTAAGCGTGTGGGGCGCCGCCTACCTGCTCAAGGCGGGCGACGGGGGGACGCTGCGGGGCTTCCAGTGGCTGAACCCGCTGACCATGCGGCCGGTGGCGGACGCGCTGACGGGGATCACCGCCTTCGAGCAGCGGCTGCGGAGCAAGGGCGCCATCGAGGTGGTGCGCTCGTTCCGGCCCGGCCAGGTGATCTACCACCGGCTGGAGAACCCGGCCGACGACCTGGGGCCGGGGGTGTCGCCGCTGCAGGTGGCGCTCTCGGCGGCGGGGCTGGCCCGCAACGCCAACGTCTTCGCCGAGCGGTTCTTCGAGTACGGGGCCATCCCCGCCCTGGTGCTCTCCACCGAGCAGGACGTGCTGCCGGGCGAGCGGGAGGAAGTGCAGCGGTGGTGGCAAAAGACCTTCGGCGGGGTGCGCCGGGCCTGGGAGACCTTGATCGTGGGGCGCGGCCTCAAGCCGGTGGTCATCGGGTCGCCGGTGAAGGACCTGGCCCTCTCGGCGCTGTACCAGGAGATGCGCGACCAGATCTGCGTGGCCTTCGGCGTGCCGCAGACGCTGCTGGCCGACGCGGCGAATTTCGCCACGGCCCGAGAACACAAGCTGGAATTCTACTACGGGACCATCTTCCCGGAGGCGGACCTGATCGCCAAGGGGCTGAACCGGCAGCTCTTCGAGCCGCTGGGGCTGGCCTTCGAGTGGGCCACGGAGCAGGTGGAGGCGGTGCAGCAGGACGAGGCGACCAAGGCGGCGGCGATCACGAGCTTGTACGCCAAGGGGATCATCACCCTGTCGGAGGCGCGGGAGCAGTTGGGGTACGGCCCGCTGCCGGGGGAGGAAGGGGCCGCGGAGCCTGCACCCGTTGTGGGGGAGGAGCCGGAGATCGCGCCGGTCAGCAAGGCAGCCTATCAGGACCTGGCCCGTTGGCGCAAAAAGCTGGCGCGGGGCGAGGGGCATTTCGTCAGCGCGGCCATCCCCGACTGGCTGCGCGCGGCGGTCCGGGCGCGGCTGCTGCACCCGCTCTTGGCCGACCACGCCATCGAGCCCGCCCTGCGCCGGTTCGACGCGGAGGGGGCGCGGAAGAAGCTGACCAAGAAGGTCGCCGCCGCGCTGTCCTCCCACGCCGACGACGTGATCGCCGGGGCGCTGGGCGGGGCGATGCCGGAGGCGGCGCTGGGCAACCTGAGCGTCTCCCTGACCTCCACCCTGACCGAGGGGCTGCTGCTGATCGCCCTGGACCTGCTCTTGGAGCTGGCGACGGAGACGGGCGTCGGGATCGACTACGACAAGGCCATGATCGACGCCGCCAAGTGGGCCGCCGATTACAGCTACGAGCAGGTCAAGGACGTCGTGGACACGGAGCGGCGGCTGTTGCAGGACGTGATCAGTCGCTTGACCGATGGGCAGATCGACCAGGAGGCGGCGGAGCTGCTGCTGCGCCCGTCCTTCGGGGAGGTCCGCGCCGCATTGATCGCCACGAGCGAGACGACCCGGGCCATGTCCCACGCCACCGACCAGTACAAGGAGGAGCTGCGGGAACGGGGGCTGTCGCCGGTGGTGCG